TAATGCAGATGGATATAGTGAAGTAGTTGCAGAAGTGCCGAGTGAAGAAAGTGATTTTTCGACAGCGCATGTCGTTTTCACACAGACGTTTTTATCTTCCAATCCACCAACTAAACCAATTATTGCTCCGATTGTCACAAGACTTGGATGTGTCGGAGCATACACAGATTTTATTTATCAAGATCAACCAGTTGAATTAGAAATTGTTTTATCTAACGGTGCCGCTGAGCTATCAATAGCTCTTACCGATCTAAGTAGTTCTACACCAGTAATAACGGGGGACGCTGAATTTGATGAAGGTACATTCTATATTACTGGCGATTGTAATATAACATTAAATAGTATACCTAGTTAAAACAAAATAATCACAATCCAACCTAACGGAAACATCAAACTTTATAGCGGAATCCGGCTGGATAACACCTACCAAAACGCGCTATTTACCTAATACACCTATTTTATATCCTTAAAATCTAATTTCCTCTACTTAAACCTTGGAAAGGGTCTCATGGAGGATAAAATAAAATGGAAGTCGTTAGGGATGTAGCTGCATTAATAGGTGTAATACTCTCAATAATTTCCTTGGCCACTTTATGTTCAAAAGGTGGAAGAGCTGTGGTTAAAAAAATATTCATGCGCCACACAAAGGAAATTCAGGATCAAACAGATCGTCAGGAAGAAGACATCACTATTATTAAGAACAACATAAAAACTTTACTTGAAAAATCTGACGCAACAGAAGAAGTATTAAAACAGCAGTGCCGCAATGCAATAAAGAATATTTACTATAAGTATCATAAGACAAAGGTGATCCCTTTATACGAAAGAAAAGCGGTAGATAGCACATATAAAATTTATACTGAAAAATTTCAAGGTAATAGTTACGCAACTTTATTATATAATGAAATAGTAAAATGGGATATAGATAGTATCTCATATGAGTCTTTTTTAAATGAAGAGGATGAATAATCAAAAAATAATTATTTTAAATGTGCCTAATAAAAAAGAATTTATTAAAGAATATAATAAGAATATTATTTCTGATGAATTAAAGAAACTGGCGCAGAAAGCGGGCGACTTATTTAAAATGAAATAAAGCGTATTAAAAAAGAGGACTTATTCGTCCTCTTTTTTTCTTTTTAAAAATTCTTTATCTTTTAAAAAACATCTCTTAAACCAATCTATAAAACGTTCTTTATAAAAGAAGAAGTTCTCATCAATTGTTGAACTCGCGCGCAACTTATCATCAATATAGCCCCAAAACGGTTTATCAGTAAAAAACTTTTGTACCTCTTCCAAGTCACTCACAATATGAAACAATTCTTCATCAAAATCAAGGTTTAAAAATGCTGCGGTCATACAATGGTTATAAATATTTAAAATAGTCATTGCGAGTGTTCCAACATTAATTGTGCCAGTAATTTCTATAATTTTTTGTATGGCTTTTAATTGACCATAGACATATTGTTCCCACGACTTTCTGAAAAAATCTTCTTGAGTGCCATTCCTAGTTAATGAACTGTCATTGTGGCGCCAGATATATGTGTATTCTTTTATATACTTCTTATTCTTTGTAGAATTTACCGCGACTAAATTAAAATAAGAATCCTCATTTAATCTCAACTCATCCAAAAATCGTATATTATTCTTTTTTAAATAGTCCGCACTATAAATCTTTCCATGCATCCATGTAATTGGAATTCGTTCGGAATCCATATATAAACCGTTTGTACCACGCTCTTTTTCAGCAATAAAATCTGACAGTATTATATCTGCAAAATTTTTCTTTGCTTCTTTATATAAAATTTCTACTGCGCGCGGGGTCACCAGATCATCCGCATCTATAAACATAAGATAGTCGCACCTTCCGCAGTTATCTATCCCATACTGGCGCGCCTTGCCTGGGCCACCATTTTCTTTCATTTGTAATAAGTTTATATGCAACCCATCTTTTTTAAACCTGTTTATAATATCACTATAATCTTCTCCATCACAATCTTGTACAATCGTTACAAAAAACATTTTATATGTCTGCGCCGCCAACGAATGTAACAAGTTCGGCAAGGTCTCGCGCGCCTTATACACAGGAATTATTATATCTAACATATTTTAGCCTCCATAATACTACTAAATTTCGTTTCTTTAGCTAATTTATCAGCCCTTTCATTATATTTGTTAAGACTATGGCCTTTTACTTTTTTAAAACTAAAGCGTGGATTTTTAAAGAAAGGAATCAACTCTTTCCATAAATCCTTATTCATTACAGGTTCTTTCTTTGAATTAATCCAGCCATTTTTCATCCAATTCTTATACCATTCTTGCGTATAACAATTTATACAATAAGCGCTATCACTTAAAACTACTAGCTCTTCGTCATCAAAAAATTCCAAGGCGCGCTGACATCCTTTTATAATAGCAGTTAACTCACATCTATTATTGGTCGCGTTTGCTAACGCGCCTGCCTCTTCATAGACTGAAATTCCGTCCACCACAAAAACAAAAGCCCAACCGCCTAATGAATCCTCATATCCATTATTTGATGTAGCACCGTCTGTATAAATTTCTACCATTCTTACCTCTCATAATATGCGTGATAAATTTTCCTAAAAAGATGGGAGTCTTTATACGCTTCTTCTATATCCTTAATAAAATAAAAACAATTAATATTACCTCGTTCTTTTTTCTTTAATCTGCGTATATCTTTTCTACATTTATATTTCCTCTTCAACCACCAAATTGTAGATAGTGGCGCATCAATTTTTAACTCACAATCAAATAGATGGCGTGCCATAAGTGCCACATTGAAAAGTGCTAAATGTTCTACATTATATCTATTAAAATTATAAAGTCTTATTGATTTACTCTCTTTTGAAAGAGTAAATATATTTATAAGAGCAGTATTAATTGCATTGTCATATAATTTCTGTTCCATATAAAAATTCTCCTTTTTTCTTTTTATAAATTATACCAATTTTTTAGAGGGAAGTCAATTTTTGGAATTGAAAATTTGATTCTATTTGGTTTTTATAGTATACTATTTATAGAAAGAGAGGAGAAGATTTATGAAATTAGTACAGAATTCAGATATTAAAAAAATGAATGAATTATATCTCAAAATTGGCACCTATGCAGGTGTCGCGCGTGAGGTAGGATTCAGTCCATCCACAGTTAAAAAATACATTAAAAAAGATTATGTGTCAGAGGATGAATTGGTTCTTAAAAAATATGAGGGGCCTCTTCCAGAATTTGACCCAACTATCTTTCGAGTTGATGACTGGGGACCTCTTTGTGTCTTATCAGACGAAGAGAACGAAGAAATTAGAGAGTTATGGAAGGAGTTATATTTATAATGAAAGAATACTTTTATTTAGATGAAAGTCCTGTTTTTAAAGAGAAATATGTAATTAGATTAAATCATGAACTTTTTCCTTTTCCGCATGGTACTAGAGGTTCATTCAATGTCATCATCGCGCGCCTTTTAAATCTGTCATATGCACAGCACTTACGCTATTGTCGTGACAGACTCGGCGCAGAATTAATTGGAAAAAATACCCGATATGTAGTGCCATATTTTGATAGAAACGAATTAAGTAGAGGATTTGTAAAACTCTTAAATAAAAGAATGGAATATTTAATGAATGAAAGGAAATATCCTTTTGATTATGTGGAGGTAGACGGGAACATAGAGCGGGTTCCTTTTAATGAAAATGAAAGTAACGTATGACCTTTTAAAAAGATATAAGGCGTGCAAACAAGGTTTGGAATTTATGCAAGAATTTTATCCAGATGGCGCCGAAGCCTTGGATATAGTGAATGAGCATGAAGTTCCCATTGAATTTTTGCACTTCGCGCGCCAGTACTTCGACTTAAATGAAGAAGAGCTAAAGAAATATTTCGAGCTTTGTAACGTCGATTCAAATTGCGAAAATATATGGAGCAGTCAACAAATTACCAATAGTCAGAATGTTAGCTATTCTACTAATGTAAGAAATAGCGCTTACGTACAGACTAGCAGAGATATAAGAAATTCCAGAAATATCTATGGTTCTCTTGGTGTAATCGGCAGTAAAGAAATTTTTATGAGTTCAAATGTAAAAGACAGCTTATACATTGTTAGTACGACAGACGTGACTTGTAGTGAGCAAGTTATGAACTCAAGAAATATTCAATGGAGCAATATGATATATAGTAGCAGAGATGTAAGTGATTCCTCATTTATAACCTGCTCACTACAAGCTAATAATTGCAGCGTAAGTGGCTTCTTGACAAATTGCTCAAATTGCCTTTTTTGTTATGCAATCGGAGAATCTAAATATCAAATTTTTAATCAGCAAGTTAGCGTAAGTGAATTTGAGTATTGGAAATCTTTTGTTGATTTTCTTCTTGAGAAGGAG